TCAACTTGGTACAATGCGGCAACGCCTTTTTGAATATCTTCCAAATCTGAAAAAAATTGCTCGCCGCTGGGCTCTTGGCCTTGTATATACCAATTGGCAAAGTCTGCAAGTCTGCGAATTGCATTGTACTGCTCAATTGTCATTGTTATTGTCATCATCCCACTCCTCGGTGTCATAGTCGTAAACATAAAACCCAGCGTCACAGGCTTGTTGGTATGCCTTAGCAAAGTTGGGCGCATCAATAATGAGGGAGTGCCCCTCGTCATCTTTAAAGTACGCGGTAATCATAATTTTAACTCCTCAAAGTGTGCCTGTGCTTCGGCACGGGTTTTAAACTTCTTGCGGTCGTATGGTGTACCTAGGCCACCTTGGCGCTGGTATATCTCATAGGTACCACCACCGAACGGGCATACCTGTACCTCATAGCGTACTGGCGTATCAGCGGGCACATTCCACAACTGCGCGCACTGCAAATTGTATACTGCATTAAATTTGCTCATTTGAGCCTCCTTGTTATTCATAAATACCCAGCTCACCTGGGTTGATCCACTCGGCGTGCAGTCCGTACTTGCGCAGGGTATCGGTGATCAGTGGGTTAACGCCAAACTCCCAGTCAGGAATACGGTAACCATCATGGTAGTCGGCCCACAACGTATTGCTGTCGTAGTCCCCGTAAATACCCTCGGCGCTGATCTGAAAATTCTCAATGTCAGAGCGCTCGTACACTGGGGCCCCGATTTTCTTAAGTGCGTTGAATGCTAGTCTGTGGTTACGTGTCATGGTGTTGTTCCTTTTCGTGTTGATCTGTTTATTATAGCGGGCCACAAGCTCACAGAGTGCGCTATCAAACATCGTACCGGTGTTCGACCTTGACCACGGCGTGGTACTCGTAGTCACTGGTATAAACCTCAAAGCGCTTGCAAAAATACCCGCCGGCCTCTTGCTGACTCTCGTAATAAAACTCATCGTGGAAGTGTTCCCACAATGATGCTTTATCAATTGGCTCGTCACAGGTGACGTTAAAAAACTCATCATTGCCGTCGATACCGTCATCGACAGTGCCCACACGTTTGATTTTGTATTCTTGTGCCATGGTGTTATCTCCTGTTGAATACTGAATAACTGAAAATTAAAAACGTTTGCACTTGGTTAGTCGCTTTGTTGAGTACTTGATACTCGTTTGGTTTTTTGACAAACCAAAGTTTTGTAAAGTATTTATTTTCCCACCGGTATAGCTGGTCGGTGACTCGGTTAAACGTAATGCCTTGGAATGTTACTTGATCTTGGCTCATTCTTTTTCTCCGTAGTAATTGTAGTCTAGGTCAGCGCTGATAACGTAAAAAATGCGTCCGTCTACAAGTTTAACCACGTTGAACGGGTGCGCATCGCTGTCAACACCATTGTCATACTCTTCGGCGTTTGCAAGCTCACCGGCGCTCAGCCATGTCACTTCCTGCAAGTCGTCATAGTCTTGGAAACTTAGGCCAGCGGGTACTAGAAAATCTCCGTCGGCTAAATCATCGCGCATTCTTACTGTGTATTTTTTCATAATGTATTTCCCTCGGTTGGTCATCATCAGTGCGCGCATCACGCGCAGACAGCCTCACGGCTGTTTCGACCTGTTACTCTTCGTCAAAAATATATTGCAAGTCATCATAGATACGTTCGATCTCGCGTTGCGTGTCTTTGTCAAGATCATCTGTCCATACTGAGCGAATCAGCTCGCGCGCTTGCTCGATTACTGCTTGTTTAGCTTTGATGTCCATACTGCCTCCTAGATTGATTGGAAAAACTCGGGGTTAAACTCGCCCCATTCGCTGGCCTTGGGGCCAATTAAACACCCGCGACCTGTTGTATGGCAAAACTCAGCGATACAGTCCTGATCGAGCGCCGTGCACAAGTAGTCCAGTGATTTCCAGTGGTACGCAAACTGGACGATCACGGTGGGCTCATCGCCATCGGTACTAATACGCACGTTGGTGATGTCGTCCACCACCTCTAGCACGGCCTTGAGGGTTTGGGTTACCGTGTTGTGGCCCTTGGTAAAGGGGTTGGCCAGCCCTATGTTTATTGTGTACATAAACTCCTTGTGTTGGTCATCATCAGTTAGCGCTTAACGCTAAGACCAGCTCGCGCTGGTTTCGACCTGTATTATAAAGCCTTTTTAATCCGTAAGAGTGTTTTGATTGCGCGCTCTAAACGTGCAATGTTAAAGCGCTGGGCACGCGCATACTCGGGGTCACGACCGCCGTTGATTTCAAAGTTATAAATCAATTTGTTACGAGTTTCGATTTCACCCTGCATTGCTTCTATGGCAATTAACAGGGAGTCATCTGCCTCGTAGTCAAACTCGTCAGCGTCGTCAACATCACCGCCGTAGCAACGTACTGCTTGTTCGTACGAGTCAAATTGATTGCCGTTGGTATCTGTAAACATGGTGTTTTTCCTATGGTAGTTGGTTGTTAGTATTGCCTCTAGCACGCTGTTACCAACGCGCTATGAGCACTACTATCTTACTGGTCTCGAGCACTGCCTCTTATCCAGCGCCTAGTCTTTGCCTCAGCATATCTAGGGATTGCCACATGTTTAACGCGCTTGGTACTTAGTCGGCGCGCACTGGTTACGCCAGTGAAACGGTAGCTTGCTAGTGGGCGCGTGGGGCTGTGACTGCGGGCCCTGCCGGACTGCTTGCTACTGCGGGGATTAGCCCCGCACATCCAATACCTGAATTATAGCGACCTTTTTATCATTTGGTCAACTACTTTGTGTAACTATTTTCTTGGCCCCAGTGGGCAATTGGATTTCTATCTGCTGTCGTTTTTACGCCCACCTTTCCCCTCTCTCCCTCGTGCGCGCGTAGCCCTGAGAGCCTTATAAACACTCGATGCCTAGACTTCTCGGCGAGTTAATACCCAAGTAGCCAAACACATCAACTCGTCTCCTAGGCCCCTTATAATGCGTCCTATCCGTCAATAGGTGTTTACCCTAATAGCTAAGTTAATAACCACTAACATAGTGGGCGCGACATATATCCAGCGATACGGCGCGCCCACTATGTTAGTGGTTACTAACTTACATAGCTCAGCCTATGAGCCTGCCACCTGATACGCCTAGGTAGGCCACGGGCCCAATGGGCCTAATTGGCGCGCCAGCCATGTAAGTGAGCACTCACATACGTAAAACGGTTTCCATTCCACACTATGAGACCCTTTTTCATAATGCGGAACCCCCTTTTCAGGTACCACCCCCACCCTAGCCCGGGGGGCCCCACAGAAAATGAGTTTTTATATTACCAAAAGTTATATAAAAAAGTTACTTTCCTAAATTTTTTTAAAAAATATATTAGGGTTTACCCTAGTTTCTGCCAAATTTGACAGGGTATTGACACTTTTGTTGCGAATCATTCTCATTTAGATTTTTACAATTCCTTTATAAATCAAACACTTAATAAAATCTGCGACAGGGTTGACAGGGTTGGGGACCTTATATTGAGTTTATTTTTTTTTTTTAAAAAAAAAATTTAATAATACAGAATGAACCTGGAATTAACCCCCCAACCCTGTCAACCCTGTCAAACTTAACTTTTAGTTATGTAAAACTCTGTTTATATGACTTTTAGTTATATAGGGCAAAACCACTGGATTTGCGTATTAGTAAAGGTATGAACAATTATGTCTACCAAATTCAAGGAGCATTAGAAGGCCCCGACAAAAAATTCAAAGGCTTTCGTGTCTTGGTTTGTAGTGTAGACAATCTTCAAATGGTGGATGTACCAAACACCATATTTGGTAAAGAAACTGCTAAGTACATTGAGTTTCGTTTAAATGTAACCACTGGTAACATTAACATCCAGTCGTTACCCAATGTTGTACAAAATAGGATACGCGTTCCGTTAGGAGCGTGGCTCGATCAATGGGTCCTAAAAAACTTTTATGGCGATACTAGCAACACAAAGCGTGTTAACGCTTGATAATTGGAAACTAGCTAAAGACATCTGCGTTGGTGACTATGTATTTGACAGCGAGGGTAAACTTGCTAAAGTCAAAATAGCAAAGCTATACGAGTCAAACAAATGCTATGAGGCGCGTTTTAACGACCACCTGACCGTCCAAGGCGACAGTAGGCTACGCCTACCCCTGGAAGATCTAAAGTACCGCCAGCGGTCTGACAATTACAAAGGGCGGTATAAGTTTAAGCGTCCGCTTAAGATAAAGTCAATTGATGAGCTGCTATCTGGCCCACTCCAAAACGATGCCAACATCTCGCTATACTCATTACCAACCACCAAGCCACTCCAACTGCCGCACCAAGTACTTCCAGTCCCGCCGTTTATATTTGGGTTCTGGTTTTTTAACAGAAGATCTAGGGACCGCCTAATACCACCGCGGGGTAAGTCAGAGTTTATACACGAAAAATTTAGAGACAGCGGGTACCGTGTCCGTGTCAGGGCGTTGTGCTCAACTACAGAACGCGAGTTTGATGTAAAGCCTAGCGTCTACTCACACCTGGCACCGTTTACTGCCACAAGCATACCAAACAATTACTTGTTGTCAGCCCCGGACCAACGGTTTGAGTTATTGCAAGGCATATTACATTCAAAAAATAACTTGTATAATAAAATGGATGACTTGTTTAGGTTTACATCTAAGCGCAAACTCCATGTAACACAAATCCAATTCCTTGCCGAGTCGTTAGGCTGTAAGACAGCCATGTATTATGACATTTGTAACAAAACTTACATCCTTAAAATTAAAACCAGGCTGCCGTTTTCATCAGATCAGCCCGCGTCAACCAAAAGAATACACCAAGCCAGGCGCACACTGGTAGAAATTACGCCAATAAAGCCACAACTTTGTGTGCATATTGAGACAAACAACAAAAACCAAAGTATTTTGGTTGGAGAAGGGTTTATTTCGTGTCTTTAACACAAAAACAACAGCTTACATTAAAAAAATTCGCAGAATCACACAAACATTGGCCAAAAGACCAGCTTGACGCCGCGCTGTGGCGTATTAAATGGTCATTACAAGCACTAGATCACCAAAAGGAACCAGATAATGGCGAGTATGACACGTTTCTTATGCTTGCGGGCAGGGGATCAGGTAAAACACACACGGCATCTCATTGGATTGGCATTCGTGCTTGGTTGTATGATCACACAAGATGGCTTGTCACAGCTCCGACCTCCAATGATATACGCGCAACTTGTTTTGAGGGGGACTCCGGACTTATCAATATCATCCCCGCGTCACTTATTCGAGATTACAACAAGTCCCTCTTCGAGATTACCCTTACCAACGGCTCTATCATTCAAGGTATTCCCGCCTCTGAACCAGAACGGTACCGCGGTAAACAATACCATGGAGCTTGGTTCGACGAGCTGTGCGCGTTTGATTACCTCGATGAAGCCTACGACGGAGTACAGTTTACCCTCCGTCTTAAAGACCCACGGATACCTCGAGTGCAGCAGATTATTACCACCACACCAAAACCAAAAGAATTAATTGTAGATTTAAACGAAGGTAAAGTTGGTGGTGATGTATATGTAGTTAACGCAAGCTCGTACGACAACCGTTCAAACTTATCAGAAACATTTTTTAAACAGCTAGAAACGTACGAAGGTACGGACATGGGTCGCCAAGAGATTTATGGCGAGATCCTTGACCCGGAAGCCACTGGCATCATTAAACGCAAGCACTTTAAGATGTGGCCTGCCAATAAGCCAACGCCTAACCTAGAGTACGTCATAGCATCGTACGACCCAGCGACCAGCGAAAAGACAATGAACGACCCAACGGCGTGTACCGTCTGGGGCGTGTTTGAACAAGAAGACGCCGGCACTGCGATTATTTTACTAGACTCTTGGGATGAGCATTTAGGGTATCCAGAGCTACGTAGAAAAGTAATTAGTGATTTTAAAGAAGTAGTGTACGGGTCAGACAATGACTTTGGCAAAGGCCGTAAAGCAGACCAAATCTTAATGGAAGACAAATCTGCCGGTATTAGCTTGATACAAGAGCTACAGGGCGCTGGAGTGCCAGTCCGAGGGTATAACCCTGGAAGAGCAGATAAAGTGCAACGGCTTAACATTGTGGCGCCCCTGGTGTCCAAAGGTAAGGTGTTTATACCTGAAGAACCAACACAAAAAGGCGAGTTTGCGTCGTGGTCTAAACGGTTTATGCGCCAGGTATGTTCATTCCCAGAGGCCGGCGGCCACGATGACTATGTGGATTCTTTATCCCAAGCCTTGCGTGTTTTGAGGGATTCGGGCTGGATTCAGCTAGACCCACTGCCGGCTAGGGACTACGACTACGCAGACGATTACAAAAAGAACTACGCAAACCCGTACGCCCAGTAGGGCGGATTGGTACATATCTGCGTATTAGTTAAAATAAGGACGCTTGTTCTTTTCAACCACTCAGAATAAAACTACATGGCCCAACCCACATTACCAATACAAACCGGCGGAAACTTGCCTGGACTTGATCGTGAAGAGGATATCCAGCAAGCGGCTGAGCAAGACGCCGAGATGCAAGAGTATGAAGATAAACTCGGGCTAGACGAAAGTGAAGTTGAAGAAGAAGTCATTGAGCTTGATGATGGTTCAGTTGTTGTTAACTTTAAACCAAAAGAAAGCCCACAACAAAACCCAGAATTTTATGCTAACTTAGCAGAAACATTTGATGAAAATGTATTGATGAGTTTAGCTACAGAGTATTTAGATTTTATTGATGTTGATAAAGAAGCTCGTAGCCAACGTGATAAACAATACGAAGAAGGTCTTCGTCGGACTGGTTTAGGTAAAGATGCCCCTGGAGGCGCCACGTTTGATGGTGCGTCTAAAGTGGTGCACCCCGTTATGGCAGAGGCTTGCGTTGACTTTGCTGCAAGTGCGTCAAAAGAATTATTACCACCCGATGGTATGGTTCGCTCCAATATTAAAGGCGAAGCCAATAAAGCAAAAGAAGAAGTGGCCGCGCGTAAAGTTGATTTCCTTAACTGGCAACTTACCGATCAAGTTCCAGAGTTTCGTGATGAGATGGAACAATTACTTACTCAGCTTCCGTTAGGTGGTTCACAGTTCCTTAAGTGGCGTTTTGACGAAGAACAAATGCGCCCAACGTGCGAGTGGGTACCAATTGATAACATCATACTCCCTTACTCGTCAACTAATTTTTATACGTCACAACGAGTTTGTGAACAACAAGACATTACAGAAGATATATTTTTGCAACGTGTTGAGCAAGGCATATACCGCGACATTGATTCAAACTATTCTTCTGATGCCCCTTTAACAGATCAAACAAGATCTGAAAAAGCAAACAACAAAATTGAAGGTAAATCAGAGCCTTCTAAAAATATTGACGGTTTACGTCGTATTTATGAAATAACGTGCTACATGCGTTTAGAAGAAGACGAAGAAACTGAAGGCCGCCGTGCTCCCTACATTTTAACAATCGACGAATCATCCGGCGATGTATTGTCACTTTACCGTAACTGGGAGTGCAATGATGAGAAACTTGAAAAGCTGGACTGGTATGTCGAGTTTAAGTTTATTCCTTGGCGTGGAGCTTACGCTATTGGCCTACCTCAGCTTATCGGTGGCCTTAGTGCTGCTCTTACCGGTTCTCTTCGTGCTTTACTTGACGCTGCTCACATCAACAACAGCCAAACGATGCTTAAGCTCAAAGGTGGACGCATTGGTGGGCAAAGTGACAGAATTGAACCAACCCAAGTAGTTGAGATTGAAGGAGCACCTGGCGTTGACGATGTACGTAAGATTGCCATGCCAATGCCGTTTAACCCACCATCAAGTGTATTGTTTAGTTTACTTGGTTGGTTAACAGATGCAGCTAAGGGCGTTGTAACTACTGCCGAAGAAAAAATTGGTGATGCTAACAATAACATGCCAGTGGGTACAACTCAGGCATTGATTGAACAAGGCGCTAAAGTATTCTCTAGTATCCATGCAAGACTGCACCGCAGCCAAGCTAAATCATTACAAATTGTATCCCGCATCAACCACTGGTATTTGTCAGATATGGACAACCAGTCGGGCACAGAAATAGAAGTGCGTGACTTTGCTTATAACAACGACGTACAGCCCGTATCTGACCCCAATATTTTTTCTGAGACACAACGTTTAGCTCAGAACCAAGCATTACTACAAATGGCAACATCAGCACCTCCGGGAATGTTTGATGTACGCGCAGTTTACAAACGTGTTTTAAACCAGCTTAAAATACCTGATGCTGATGAAGTATTGCCAAACCCCCTTGGAGCACATGAGTCCAACCCAGCCCTAGAAAACGTTTCTATGACTATGGGACACGCCGCTGCAGCGTACCCAGACCAAGACCACATTGCCCACATTAAGATCCATTTGGAATACGCAAACAATCCAGCGTACGGTGGTAACCCAGTAATTGGGCCGGTGTTTGCCCCGCAAGCACTACAGCACATTAAACAACACTTAACATTACACTACTTACAATCCATGCGTGCCTATGTGGCCCAAGCATCCGGTGGAAGAGATGTGTTAGATCTGCACCAAGAAAAACCATTGGATCAAAAAGGACAACAAGCGTTAGCGCTTGCCTCACAGTTAGTTGGCCAAGATTCACAGCAAGTTCTGGGACCATACGTACAACAAATTCAAGCACTGGCACAAAAAGTACAACAAGCACAGCAATCCCAACAACAATCTGCTGCTATGGGTGATCCTACCGCCGCGGCTATTGTTAAGACACAAATGGCTGAGACAGACCGCAAAACTAAAGAGTTCCAGACCAAAATGCAGTCTGACTTACAACAATCACAACAAAGCTATCAGCTTAAAGTTGCAGAGTTACAGCAAAAGGTCGCTGAATTGCAGGCTAAGTACTCAACACAAACCAACATTGATAACCAACGTAACGCCACAGATATTGCTATGGCAAACATCAACAATGCAGCAAAAGAGCGTGTTGCTATGATTAACGCAGGTACCGCGTTAGACCAACAGCAAGCTCAATTAGAGCACGAGCAAAACTTGTCGGCAATTGATGCTGTCCAAGCCTCTGACGCAGACATTAGACAGCATGGTTTGGCTATCCAACAACAAGCGTTCCAAACGCAGGCAGACCAAGTTAAAAAAGCCGCTGACGCACAGCAACAAGCAGCTTTAGCCCAACAGCAACATGAGCAACAAATACAACAACAAACCATGCAGGCCCAAACCCAAGCGGCTCAAGGTGGTTTAGATCACCAGCAAACTTTGCAACAAAACGATCAGCAGCACCAACAAGCGTTAGAACAACAAGCAGTACAACCACCAACAACAGGAGCAATCTAAATGGCAGCTAAAAAACAAGAAGGTGAATTAGGTTTTCGCCAGACTTACAAACAAACTGGAGCTCAAGGCTTTGGTGGCGGTCCCGGCGAAAAAACCATTGACGCAGGCCCATCTGGAAGCAAGCGCCCAAACAATGCAGTAAAAGGCAAACCAGCCCGTTCGAGCAAAGTTGGCCCAGATAAAAACTTAAATGATATTGGCGGCGGTAACTTTTATTAAGCAATTTAGGGCGGATTTATTTATGTCCGCGTATTAGTGAAATTAGAAGGAACAAATGGTTGATTTAATAGGCGAAATTCTGAAAAGAATTAAAAATGCCGAACACGACACTAAAGAAGCAATTGCTTCTGGTGTAAATGTACACAACTTTGATGACTATCAAAGATTGCTGGGTAACCGGGAGGGGCTAACACAAGCCCTCAGTATAGTAGAGGACCTCTTAAGTGAGGATGATGACGAAAACCTGTAAAGGTTAAGGAGAGCAGCCGAATGGCAGCATACGCATTTGATACAAGAAGTAAAGAAGAGCCCGACTTAAGGTCAGAGTTAGAATGTTTTCCAATTATTGACCCCGGTTTAGAAGTAGCTGGAGATAGAGTACTTGTGCAGTTGCGCCGGGAAAAGACTACCAGCAAGGGTGGAATTATTTTAGTCGATGAAACTAAGCAAACACTACGTTTTAACGAGACGGTAGCTAAAGTAATCCAAATTGGACCTTTGGCATACAAAAGCCCAGATAACCTAGCACCATGGCCAGAAGGCCCCTGGTGTAAAGAAGGTGATCTAGTCCGTACAATTAAGTACGGCGGTGATCGGTTTGTGGTAGATGTAGGTGACGAGAGTGCCCCAGTGGTATTCATTACGTTACAAGCCCGTGAAATCATTTCTCGCATTAAGTCGTTTGAGTATGCGCAAAAAATGAAATCGTTTGTAGATTAACTTTTGTAAAAAAGAAAGCACAGTATGGCAGATAATGAAAAGAAAGACGTTCCTATCAAGGAACAAGCAGATGGCTCCGTTTTAGCCAAAATCGAAGCCGAAGAGGTTTTTGATGATGAAGAAGAGCACAAAGAGGGCGGCAAAGTAGAGGTAGAAGCCGCCGATGAATCAGATGATACCGAGTCCGAAGACACTGAGTCTGAAGATGAAGAAACAGATGACGAGCGTGAAAGAATACGTGAAGCACGGCGCGAAGAGCGCAGGCTAAAGAAAGAACTTTCAAAACAACGCACCGCCTCGGATAAACACAAAATTACTGCGCTTGAGCGACGTAATGAAGAGTTAGCCAAAAGGTTAGTGGCAGTAGAAAATACTGCGGCATCATACCAGTTTGCACAGATTGACAAGGCCGTGGAAGATGAAGCCACCCGCGTCGAATACGCAAAAATGAAGATGCTACAAGCCGCACAATCTGGTGATATAAACTCCCAGATGGAGTACCTGGAACAATTAACAGACGCCAAGCAGCGCCTTAACCAAGTACAGCACTATAAGAAACAACAGCTTGAGTCGGCAAGTACACCCAAGCAAAATGTTCCTAACCCGGTCTCAACAGAAGTTCAACAAAATGCTACACAGTGGCTTAAAAAGAACTCCTGGTATGACCCACAGGCCAGAGATACAGATAGTAGAATTGCCAAAGTAGTAGATCAAGAGTTAGCTTCCGATGGTTGGGATCCGTCAGATCCTGAGTATTGGGATGAATTAGATAATCGTTTATCTGCGCGTTTACCGCACCGCTATACCGCAAAAGGTGGTTCAACTACCAGACGCGGCGGCCCAACAGCCTCTAGCCGTACGTCTAACGTAACCAGCGCAAAACCTGGGACAATCACATTAAGCCGTGAGCGTGTCCAAGCAATTAAAGACGCAGGTTCATGGGATGACACAGAGAAACGAAACAAAATGATTCGGGCATACGCATCGTATGACCGTGCTAATAAAGGATAAAGAAAATGGCAAATACAAGAATAAAACGTGACTTAGATGACCGCTTAGCGGATCGGGCACAAGAAGTAGTAGAGCGCGCAACCACCGCCGCTCCGAACGACATTGCACGTCGCGAACGCCTTGATGCGTTTAGAGACAAGTGGGCAAATAGTGCGTTGCCAGATCTTCCTGGAGGTATTATTCCAGGATTTCACTTGTGTTGGTTATCAACGACCAATACTTACGACAGTATCGACAAACGTATGGCATTGGGTTATGAGCCAGTTAAAGCCTCGGATTTAGGTAAAGGCTTTGAAGGACTAGGCAAAATGAGCTCAGGCAAGTTTGAAGGCTGTGTTAGTTGTAACGAAATGGTTCTCTTCAAGTTACCAGAAGACGTTTACCAAGAAGTAATGCGTATGCTCCACCTCGAGGATCCACTCGAGCACCAACGTAATATTACTGCTAACGTACGTGATACTGCATTGGGTAATAAGGGCGGGCGTTCAGTCTTGGAAGGCGGCACACTGGAAATGGAAAAAGAAACCGCAAGAGCGAATAATAAAAACATTCGTTTTCAATAACATTCTTCAAAACAAAGGAAACTAGACTATGTCTACAGTATTTCAACCCTTTGGCCTGAAGCCAGCGTACCACCCAAGCGGCTTAGATCGTTCGGTTCCATTTGTTGGAACTAACGCTTTCGGTCCTGGAGGCGGTTCGTTTAGTGCTCCTTACTCGTTGACTGGTGCCCAAGTGGCATTTTACCAGTACACACCTGTAGCGATCACGACCACAGGTCAATTAACAATTGCTAACCAAACCGCTGGTAGCGGCAAAGTATACGGCTCATTTGACGGTGTAGAATATACAACCTCTGAAGGCCGTCGTACCCTTGGTAAGTCAATTACCGCAACATCATTGGCAGCAGCCACACAAATCGTTTTTTGGATTTTTGCAGACCCAGCATTGGTTTATGAGATTCAAGTTAATGGTTCTGTAACAACTGCAGCTATTGGTACTGAATACAACTTCGACACAACCGCTGGCTCACTCGTAACGAGTGGTTATACCATCGGTACAGGTGGTGCAGGTTTCTCTACTACAGCGTTGCTCGCAACTGCTGTTGGTACAGGTAACCAAGGCCAAGTGCGCGTAGTTGGTCTAGGACGTGAAGTAGCATACCCAGCAGGCGTTACAAACGCTTGGGGCGACGCTTACACTATCGTTCAAGTTCAGATCGCAAACAACGCCTTCGCAGCCGCGTCGGTTTCAGTCTAATAACGAAAGGATAAGCAATGGCAACCCCAATGCGTAGTACAGACTTTCGTGCGGTAGTCGAACCGATTATCAACGAAGTCTTTGATGGCGTTTATGAACAACGCGCTGACGAGTGGAAAGGATTTGTAGAACAGATCCAAGGTATTCCACGTAACTATCACGAAGAAGTAATGCTCTTCGGTATGAATGCTGCACCTGCCATGCCTGACGGTACTCCCGTTAGCTATGACCAAGGTGGTACATTGTACATCACCCGTTTCATCTACCAAATCTATGGCTTAGCTTATGCTTTGACCAAAGTTTTGATGGAAGACGGCGATCACATCCGTATCGGTAGCACCTTCGCTAAACACTTGGCTCAATCAATGATTGAAACCAAAGAAACCCTCTGCGCTAACTTGTTGAACTTCGCGTTCACAAGCGGCTACGTTGGTGGCGATGGCGTGACTTTAATCAACACTGCACACCCTATTGCTAATGGTCAAACATACAGCAATCAGTTAAGCACTGCTGCTTCATTGTCACAAACTTCAGTAGAGCAGATGCTTATTCAGATCCGCGGCGCCATTGACAACAATGGTAAGCGTATCCGTCTAAAAGCTGAGCAGTTAGTTGTTCCTCCAGCACTCGAGTTCCAAGCAGAAGTAATTCTGAAATCGGTTCT